ACATGTGCGTTAAATTGATAATTTAATTCTTTTAACGATTGATTTTGTGCTTTGAATGCCGCAGAAAGATCATCTTTAGCCCCTTGGCGTTTAACACCCTCAAGTGCCAATAGTTGATCTTTGGTTTGCATTGCAACTTGGCTTTGTCGCTCCAACTCTTTATTTGCTTCAGCGGTATTATCACGCATCAACAAATATCCTGCCGCTACAGTCGCCACTGTCAAGCCGATACCAACTGGTCCACCAAGCATCCCTAGAATTGCACCGCCAGTAACAGCAGTTCTACCTTGCGCTGCTGCTAAAGCAGTTTCTGCAACTGTAAGCTCTCGTGTGACTTGGGTTTCAATTCTACGAAGTTCTGCCATTCGAGTAACAGATGCCATTCGACCTTGTGCATTTATTTGAGAAGCAAGACGTTGAGCTTCTAAGGCCTTTTCAGCAGCCAAAGCGGTTAACGTAGCCTGTGCCGTCGCTACAGATTGAACAGCTCTCATTCTTTCTGCTTGAATTAAAGCATTTTCAGCTAAAACCTGCTGACCTAACTGAATAACTTTTGAAGCTCCAGCAGCAGTACTCGCATAAATCACAGGAATATAAGTTCCTGCCATATATGCCCCATACACCATGACGCCATTAACCACAGTTCCAATATTATCTGCAAAGACACTCAGTCCAGACGCCATGATTGATGTTGCACCAGTGGCTTGGTTGGCTTGACCGACATAGACTGTTACAGCATTGCTTACTTTTTGGAAACCATCTGCAAGACTGTTCTCCATAGCGTCTGCAAGTTCTTTGTTTTTGTCTCGCGTTAGTTCAAGTGTTTTTAACAAGTCATCAAGCGAAATTTTACCTTGCACACCGAGTTTACGGATTTCAATTGCACTTTTACCTGTCGTTTTGGCTAAGTCATCAATGATATTGTCAGCCGCAGAAACAATAGAAATCCATCCATCTGCATCCACTTTCTGTGTTGCCATGGCTTTTGATAAAGCATCAATTGCACTTTGCGCCTGATCTGCCCGTGAAGCATTATGAACAAATGCAAATGAAAGCGAATCAGAAACAGCCAAAGTTTGCTGAGTGGTTTTACCTAAAGCTTGCATCCCACCATTTAGGCCCAGATAAACCTCTTGCGCTTCACTAAGTGCACGATATGTACCATTCGCTGTTTCATATAGGTGTTGTTGCACCATATTATATTCAGCTGTATTTTCAGTCGCATTACGTATCCTTGCTGCTATTTGGGTATAGCTATCAGCCATGGTAATAATGGTACCGACGGTAAAACCTGCTAAAGCCGTTTTGACATGTCCACTCATCGAGCCAAAAGCAACATTCATTCTGCCTGTATCACGCTCAATACGATCTGCGACTGATGAAACATTACGCCCTGTATCAGACATCACTTGATTTGAACGTCGTAAAGGCTGATCAAAATTAGCAGTTCGAGCAACCATATCTAGCGTTAAAACACCTAATTCACCTGCCATTACTTTTCTCCAGACATAAAAAAACCTCGCATTTGCGAGGTTTATGTAGCATTCAATTTATAATTTACTATAACGATTCTTTAATTCTTGATAGGCTTCATAAAATCCATCTAATGAAATTTCATTATCAATATTAAGTTGATATGGCCACTCCATATATCGAGTATACGCAGTCTTTCCATTTAACAATAAATTTAAAAATATAGTTTCATTTTTAAACTCACCTTCATAACCATAATAAGTTTTACCATTATCAATTTTCAAAGCTGATCTACTTCTTGGGTAATGGCTGCCACCTACTAAAATACCAAATTTGCCATTGTAAATAGATACCAGCAAATCTTTGTTTATCATTCCACAGTATTTAGAATTGTTGAATCTGTCTTTTTCACAATTAATGAATGTCCATCCATTATTTTGCTCTACTTCATAATTATAGGTGACTTTAACATTTTTTAATTCATCAGAAAGCTTATCGGAATCTTTTCTATTAGTTAAGATAGGCTCTCCATTTAAATCTTTAAATACATAAACATTCCGTTTAAGGATAATACTCTCTTCAGCAAAACAGTTAAATGAAATTAAACCTATTGAAAAAATAACTATTAGATTTTTCATATTCATCTCATTAACTTTGTGGAGAAAATCAATAATAAAGCTTACTTATATGTGGTAATGCTAATTTAACACCAAAGTTACCTTCACTTTCACTATCTTTCCAACCTCCAACAATTAAGGCGGGAACAACTGTATCAATTTTTTTTACTTGCTTAGAAACAGATGCAGCATCTTTCTTAGGTATATAACCAACAGTCAAACCATTAATTTGAACTTTAAGTGCATTTTTATCGAAACTATTATTAGGTTCAGACACGACCCTTGCACGTGTTTCAAATGCTTTTGAAACCTCCTGTTTTTCACCTGCAATACGTTTTATATTTTCTTGGTAAGATTGCTCACCTACAATATCATATGAATAAAAATCACTTAAATCACGTTGATTCTGAATAGATTTATTTTTCTCTTCTCGGGTTTTTCCAAATAATCCAAACATATTATTCTAACCTCTCGCTTATAAGAGGTTAGAATATAGCTTTAAAAGAATTACAACTTCAAGTGATTTTAAACATCCTCACTTGAGTAACGATCAAATGCTTCATCAAAGGTCATTTCTGGAGCATCGTGATAAGGTAAATAGTCCCAAATTTCAACATCAGCTTCTCCATGTGATTGTGCATACATGAGCTTCATTTCAGCCAAGGCTTCATCCAACCTTAATCCGAAGTTAAAGGTTCCTCTTCGACGCCTATACTCTCGCCAGAACTGGTATTCGCTGTAGCTGAAGTTCGGGTTGGCTTTGGCTTCAGCAATGGTTCTTCCAGCGATTCCGTTGAGGACAAGCTCTGCCCAGAATTCGTTTTCTGCGAATTCGTCGTCATCAACTTTCCCAAAAATACGTTCACATCATTTGCTACAGACCAAAATGCTTTACATGCTGGCGCTGGATAACTTTTTACTTGTTCGATAGAACTAAAATATGGCGTACCATTTTCATCTGTGCAAATGGTTCCGAGAATCTGTGCGGCACGTAAATGATGATCGTCAATACTTTCTAACTCCATCATTCCTGGTTCATCTTCAATCGGTTTCCATTTAAAGGCATTATCAACTTCACTCACCGCTTCATAACTTAAAGCTTTAACGTAAACTAAACCTTTAATTTCTTTACCATTAATAACAAATTCAACTGGTTTCTGGATTGCTTTTGTGCCAACTTCATGGCTAATCGCTTCATGTAATGCTTTAGGATCAAGAATGGACATTGAAAATTTATCCTTATATAAAAATGGAAATCCCCTGCATGACAGGGGAAAATTTGTATGAATTGGTTAAGGTCATACAGTTTCACGAATCCAAGCAACTTTTGTGGATCGTTGAATGGTCACTGTTGTTTTAACCAAGGTATTTGCATCAATATCCATCGGGAATGATTCAACATAGCCCTCAAAACGATTCCAACTGCGACCAGGTGGCAAAGTGATTTCCCCTGTCGTTTCATCAACTTCAGGAACAATATTTTTAACTGCACCTTTGTTTTTACCAGCCCAACCAACGAGCCAAATTACATTTTCATCTTTATCCACCATGTCATAGAGTTCACCATGAGACTGTTTAGATGGATCAGCATTAACATCAAATGTTGCTTGCCCAGTATCTGACAAACCACCTCCAGCTTCGTAAGTTTTGTAATCTTCCTGAGCCAAACAAGTATTTTCGATTTTGTCTTTTGAATCAGTACCTGGTTTAAAATTGAGGGGGCATTCAACTTTATTCAAAACCCATTTAGCAGGTTCAGCTTTGTTTTTACCTACCCACCAAATATCAGTACCTTGAGTACGTCTTGCCATTTTTTAGATCTCCAAAAAGAAATGACCGCAAAGGCGGTCATAGGTATACATATTAAAATTAACTGTCTTCGTACCAACGTGTATCTAGTCTAATGCGATATAAATCTGTGTTAGGTTCACGCTCAGTTCCAGAAAATGATTCAACATAGCAATAATCTTCACTAATCGCATTTTTCAATAATTTGGCGATTTGACGTGCATTTGATTTGCTTGTGCTATACACATCAATCTGAACCAATGAATCATCCATATCAGAAGCGCCTGACAAGTACTGTTCTGGATTAGCATTAATAATCTGCCAAACTACATAGGGAGCATTAATCGTTTTACTGGCATCAAATTCTGATACTCGAATACCAATATCATCGGAAAGCAATCCTTTTAATGTTTGGTTTTTAGAACAGATTTCTTCGAGAGGTATAATGATCATTATCGAATTTTCTCCAGAATTGATTTCCTCATTTCTAAAACAAAAATATCAGTGGCATCACTCTTTTTCTGTTCAAATGCAGTTCTTAAAAATGGTGTGGCTGGAGCTTGTGAAGTCCCTGTTTCAATGAAACGCCAATACCATGTATCCAAGCCAGGTCCCTTTTTTGCTGTGCCTCCCTTTTTCGCACCTCCACCCACACCTACACTACAAGTGATGTCTCCATTGGATTTCTTTTTTTTACTGACAATCTTGATATTACGCCAAATCTTTTCCTTGGTTTTTTTATCATCAATATTTTTGGCATTTTGCTTGGCTTGATCACGTATAGGAACCATTGATTTGCGTAAAGCTTTACGAACCTCTTTATTTACTGTGCTCGTTCTTAGTTTATCAATTTTCTCAAGCACTTCTTCTAATCCACTTAGGTTCGATCTAGCCATTGATTAGCCCCACTTTCACATGCCAAAGTTACCCATTCTTTCCCTGTTCGATCATCAGCCAGAGCAGCAATAATCCGATAATAAAGACCATCACAAAGTAACCGACAAACTCTCCAGTCTGTACCTGGTTCAACATCATCGAAGCGGATAATAAATCTATGAGAAATTGCGACATGTTGAGCACGTGCTGAAACAAACTCTTTTGTCGAAACATCTTTTTTAGCCGCATATACAGCGAAAATGGTTGAATATTCTCTAATTCGATCCCCTGAACCATCAGTCGTTTGGATTTCTTTAAATGACTGAACTTCAACATATTCTGTTAAATTACCTGGTTGCATTTAGACCCCCATATTTCGTGATGGAAACATCAAGTTTTCACATGCACGGTTCACATATAAATTAACGTCTGTTTGAGATGCGCGGTTCTGATACATGTCAGAGATAATCAACAATGCAGCAACTGATAAATTTTCAGGAATTGCACCTTTGTATTTTTCTTTAACTGCATCCCAATCTAAAAAATCAATGAAATCCAGTACGTTCTGTGTAGCTGCTTTTATCAATAACTCAATATATGCATCGTCACGGTCATGTATCACACGCAAATGCTTTTTTGTCATTTCTAAAGTAATTAAGTCACTCATAAAAATAGCCTTTTTTTGACATAAAAAGAGTTAAAAAAAGCAGTCCGAAGACTGCTTTTGAATAGGATATTTAAGACTTAACCGCCTTCACCTGCGCCACCGCCAGTACCGCCACCAGTAATTGCTGGTAAGTTACCTGCCACACATGCTTCAGGTAAAACAACTGCGCCTGAAGCACGCATTTCAGCCAAGATGGTGACTAAGTTTTTCGTTACGTTATTGCCATCTTCTGTAGATACAGTAATAGAAACATCTTCACGAATCTGACCATCAAAACCAAGTTTGATATTACCAACCCAGAATTTACCTTTTGGCATTGATGCTGCAAAAATAACTGGTAATCCCCAAATTACAGGCTGTAAAACTGCACCTGGTGAACCAAATACATAATGTCCATCTTCACCTTTGATACGTTCAATTTTCCCCCAATCTTCTGGGTTCAAAATTACACAATCAGGCAAAATATAAGATGCAGCAGCTTGATACTTTGCTTTATTCAAATAGTCAATTGCAGTTACAGCATCTTCAGGAACAATTTCTTCATAGTTATCTGCTTCTAACAAACCACTAAAAATCTTTTGTTGTCCTTGAGCTGGCGTATGACCATTAACCACATAATATTCAAGTTTATAACGGACACCGTAAGCCA